TATCGTAGTGCGACACTTACCATCCCGTCTGTGCTTCCCAGGGAGGATCAGGGCCGTGACCAACTACCGCAGAACTACCAGAGCATCGGAGCACGAGGTGTCAACAACCTGTCTGCGAAGCTCCTCCTCACCCTCTTCCCGACCCAGCTTCCGTTCTTCCGCCTTGCCGTTGATCCCTTCGTCAAGCGAGAGCTGGCCTCTCAGAGTCCGGGCTCGGAGACTGAGACGATGCAGGAGGTCCAGGCTTCGATTGACAAGAACCTGGGGCTGATCGAGGAGACCGCGAGGATCGAGTTCGAGACTGGCGGCTGGCGTCCTGTGATGTCGGAGGCTATGCGGCACCTGCTCATCACGGGCAACGGCTGCATCCTGAAGACCGACAACGGTATCCAGTTCCTGGACATCCGCAAGTTCGTGGTCAAGCGGGACCCTGAGGGTAACCTCGTCCACGCTGTCGCACACCAGATGATCGACAGGCAGCGTGCGGCAGAGCTGATGCCTGAGGGCTTCAACCTCTCCGACGCACAGGACAAGGATGAGATCAGAGGGGCCTCGACCAAGAAGTCCGTATCCCTCTACACCGGGGCTGTCCGTACACCCAGTGGGTCCTTCGAGTTCTGGCAAGAGATCGACGGGGTGAAGCTCTCAGCCCCCCGTGTCTACAAGGAGGACCGACTCCCCATCATCCCCATGCGGTTCACGCCCATCAGTGGTGAGAACTACGGGGCCTCCTACGTGGAGGAGTACGACGGGGACCTGCTGGCCCTGGAGATGCTGTCCCGGTCCATGACTGAGGCCGCTCTGATCGCCGCTAAGAGCCTCATCCTCGTGCGCCCTGGTGCTGCCATCACTCCCCGCACGGTGGCGACAGCGCCCAACGGAGCGGTCAAGCAGGGTAACCCTGAGGATGTCGCAGCCTTCAAGCTGGACAAGCAGGTGGACTTCAGCGTGGCAGAGCGCCGTGCTGGTGCCATCGAGCAGCGCCTCATGCTCTCCTTCCTCATCACCTTCCAGCGTCAGGCTGAGAGGGTCACGGCTGAGGAGGTGAGGCAGGTCATCCAGCAACTGGAGGACGGACTCGGTGGTGTGTACTCCGGTCTGGCGGCTAACGTCCAGAAGCCCATCGTGGACTTCATCCTTGCCGAGGTGCTTCGTCGACCGAACATCCCGAAGCTCCCCAAAGAGATCACCCCTGTCGTGACCACTGGCCTCGATGCCATCACGCGGGGGCAACTGGCCCAGAAGCTCATGCAAGCTGGGGCCATCGCCCAGCAAGTGCTCGGCCCGGAGGTCGCAGTCCGTGCCATCGACGACCGCGCCGCCCTCACCCAAATCTTTACCTCTGTCGGTCTCAACGCCGATGAACTCCTCAAGTCTGCTGAACAACTCCAACAGGAGCAGCAGCAAGCCCAGATGATGGCCCTCGCTGAGAAGGCCGCGCCCAATGCTGTAAACGCAATGTCGCAACAGCAGCAACCTCCCCAGTAATATGGCTGATCTCCCCCTCACTTCCGCATCTGACGGCTCCATTGCGTTCTCGACGAGTGACGACAATGTGCCGATCTTCATCCTCATCGGTGACTCCTTCTCACTGGGTACGGTAGGTAACCAAGTCGGGGCCGACCGCCGCGTGGATCCTGACTATACCTACGGGTGTAAGAACTTCGAGCGCCGCCTGACGCCGGGTTACATCTCGGACAGTAGCAACGGTTCCATCGCCTTCCAGGTGTGGGATCAGAACTTCTTCCTCCTGGAGAAGCCCGCGTGGCTCACCTCGACGGCTTACGCTGTTGGTGATGCCGTGGCTGACGACACCCCCGCCACTGGTGAAGACAACCAGTACGTCTGCAAGGTCGCCCACACCTCCGGGGCTACGACTGAGCCGGGTGCCGGTGCCAGTTGGGAAGACTACTGGGAGCAGTCGGCATCATGGGGCTATGTCCCTGGTCGTACATACACCGGCACAGGTACTGACGGTAAGTTCGCCGTCGACGACTGCAAGCCCCGTGCTGCTCTGGCCCAGAGCGGTTCAAGCGACGGCTACGCGGCGGCTGGTTGGTCGGGTGCGAACTCCTGGAGCGGCGGATCCCGTACTGCGGCAGTGCCTCCCCACACCGGTGGTGTCTCAGACCTCCCCTTCGATGTCCACACCCCTTCCCTGTTCCTCCAGGACAACAACCTGCTCTGGACGTTCGGGAAGTTCTTCGTGTTCAACCAAGTCTTCAAGGACGCCGATGGTGGAGTGGTCTACCCCCGGTACATCCACACGGGTGTGAACGGTGCGGCTGCTGGTAAGGCTGCCGCAGCCTTCCGTCGCCTCTCGTGGAGCCCTGACTACACCGACCCTGCGGTGAACACCGACTACGCGAGCGCCTACGAGTGGTTCCACGACACCTACCTCAAGCCCGCCATCGCGGCTGTTGAGACCACGGAGTCGAAGAACGCCTGGATCGCTGGCGTCATCTTCCTCGGTGGTTCAGTGGACTGCCAGAACAGCTACAACGATTCGCTGACTGGTGGCCCGTTTGCTGGTACGTTCGACAACGTGAACAAGCCGTGCGATAACCTGGGTGCGAGTGTGACCGCTATTGCTGACGCTCTTGAGACTGCATGTAGCACGGCTAACATCCCGTTCATGTGCATGAACCCGATCAACGTGGAGACTGGTGCTAACGGTTCTGAGGCCACAGGCTCCAGTAAGTACCACCAGCGTGGTGCAAACTCCATCGAGGCTGCGTTCGATGGGGATCCCTACCGCAAGGCGTTCACCCTGTACGGGCAGAACAACCCCAACAGGCATATCGGGACGAATGACCTTCACCTCACTGCCACTGGAGCGGCCCGCCTCGGCTTCGAGTTGGCTGATTCCTGGTACACTAACTTTGTAGACAAGGGACTCAGTATCCACACGGCTACTGAGCCTACACACATCTGCGACCGCACCTAATACACATGGATAACCGCGACTCTGTCACTATTGAATCTTCTGAAGAAGCCCAGCCCTCGCCGGAAGCGCAAGTACCGGAACAACCTGTCATTGCTGACGCCCCGGCAGAAACGCAAGCGGAAGCAAGCGAGCCTGTCGACCTCGACCTGTCGGTCAAGGAGACGCCTAGCAAAACCGTCGACGAGTTCTTCGAGCAGGACTACGGGCGGATCATGGACTCGGTAGTTGCGAACGGCGGGCAGTTCACTGATGAACTGTACGCTGAGTTCGAGGCTAACGGACACAGCCGGGCTGTAGCTGACCGTCTCCTGGAGGCTGAGGTGGCTAAGGCTACCCTCCGCACCCAGCAGGTGGTCAACTCTGTCGGCGGTCAGGACGTTGCCATGAAGGCTCTGGAGTGGGCAGCGGCTAACCTGAACGAAGGGCAGAAGGCTGCTGTCAACGCACAGCTCCAGAACACTGACCCGGACGTTTCCACGATGGCCCTCCGGTCCCTCATTGCTCAGTCGGGTGTCGCTAACACCACCGTCTCCGCTGACAGCGGACTGGTGAACTCCAGCGGGTACTTCGAGAATGATGGGGACTTCCAAGATGCGATCCGAGATAACCGGCGCATGAACGATCCCACATACCGCCAGTCGGTTATGCAGAAGCTCCAGCGGTCCATGGAAATGGGCCTTATCAACCCCGACCAGCGATGATCCGTACCACCCTCCTGTCCTTCATTGGGCTCTTCTCCGTCTCCTGCGTAATGCCGGGTGACATCGAGGCCCTCGCTGGTGTTCAGCGTGAGGCTCTTGTCCGCTTCCAGCAGGTCGAGGCAGACCGTCAAGAGGAGATCCTTGAGATCCTCGAAGACGAGTCTCGCTCTGTAGCCGAGCGGGACGCGGCACTTGCCACGGTCCAGGACGAGGCCCAGAAGGCTATCGACCTCCTGCTCTCTGACTCCAAGGCTTCGGCCAAGGACATTGTGGATACGGTCAAGGATCGTACCGCAGCCATGACGGCGGTTGCCAAGAGCAGCCCCCTGACTGGCAACCCCCTTATCGACCTGCTGCTCGCCGGACTTCTCGGCGGGATCAGTGTTCCAGCAAGCACTGGTGTGGCCCGAAGGCTGCGCCAAGCACCTCCCGCCGCATGATGCTGCGGCCTTACCCCTACTGATTTATGAGTACCCTCCTCTCTAACGCGGCCCTCTCGGCTGCGCTCCTGACGAACCGGACGGCCACGTTCGATTCCGATGCCGCACTTACGATCTGCGACGACTCGGACGGCGCTACTGGCTTCACCGTCAACGCTGATCCTGTTCTTCGCTTCGGTTATAAGTTCAAGACCACCACGGATACCTCGACGTTCCGCGTCGGCTTCCGCACGGCTGGTGACACCGACTTCGCCCCCGGCTACGGCGTGACCATCTACCGTGATGGTTCCACCGAGACCGCCGAACTGGTAAGCTCTTGGCCTGGGACCTTCGACGTTGTTGAAGGCGATGGTGTTGTCTTCGTTTCGATCTCCCCCTCCGAGCTGGAGTCGTTGTCCGGTGTTGCTGTCGAGATCGCTGTCGATCTCAACGGTGGTGAAGGTGTTGACCTCATCGACCTCCGTTACGACCTCACCCCGGTCTGATAATAGCTGAGAACGCCTCTCAGTGACCTGTAGCAGCGCCACCCCTATGGGGGAATCATGGCGAGGACGCGAAGGGACGCATCTGGAGGTGGGCTCAAACGCTCATCGTTCACCTTTCTACTTCAATATAACTAGCTATGTCTGCTAATTCCACTCCCACGCGCGTTGGCGCAATCAACCTCGGAGCTGATTCCGAGGCCCTCTTCCTGAAGATGTACTCAGGTAAGGTGCTCGACACCTTCCAGACTGCATGCAAGATGGAGAACATGGTCGATGTCCAAACCATCGGCGCAGGTAAGTCGTTCCAGTTCCCCGTTGTTGGTCGCGCGGAAGCCAAGTACCACCAGCGAGGTAAGAACATTCTTGACCCCGCGAACGGCTTCCTCAACGAAGTCGAGCTGGCCGAGAAGATCATCTATCTCGACCGCCCGCTTGTTTCGGCCCGCACGACTGACGATTGGGACCAACTCGTGAACCACTGGGAAGCCGCTTCCCGTCTCGCCACCGAGCAGGGTCAGGCCCTCGCCCGTAAGCGTGACCAGCAGCTTCTCCAGCTTGTGTGGCTTGCCTCCCAGGAG